CGCAACTGCATAACGCCAGCCATTACCTCTACGCCATCGGCTATGACTCTTGCCTCCGCCTTCTTATTCGGGTTAAAATTAACGCCAATATTAGTGCTGTTAGCATTGAACTGGTTTGAGATGTTGACATCATAGATGTGACCGAACAGTTCATCGTTAGCGGGTGTCGATGGGCATTGAATTGTCTTTGAGTATTCCGTACTTCTCTTATCGGGTTCGCGGATGTCCGCTATTCCGTAGTTGAACGAGAAATCGAATTTCTCAAACACGTCTAACCGCCTGCCTTCAATTCTAACCTCAACCACGTTGTCTATTATTAATCAATGAACCTTCGATTTCAAACGTATATTGCATCAGCTTGTCGTTCAAACTTGTCTTGCGTTGAATCCTGTTCGTGTTGACATTGACTGCAATCAACTCGTTTTCAAGTTCGTAATAGACAGATGGCGAACTGGCGAACTCTTCCATCCATAGACTCTCCGCTTCTGTCAAATAGTCGGTGTTGATGGTCAGCGTATCGGTTGTCTCCACGTTATAGTCAGTAGTGCCTCTTGACTTCTTAGTGTATGCGTATTCGTATCCTGTGAACGTATGGTGTTGCTTCTCGTACTGGTCTCGTTTGATAGATGTGTTCCAAGTCGATTTGGCGTTGAAGTTGAAACTGTCATAACCTCCGAGCCTGTTGAGCCAATGCAACCTAACGGGTTCGTATTTCGAACACACAGAATCCACGTTAAATGTGAACTTCTCGGACACCTCCGCGTTGGTATTGTCTTTCAGTTGAATCGAATACGAAGCCGCTCCACTAAGAACCGTTGAAGGTGTTGAGCCTGTCATTAGTGTAGGGTCGATGTTCCCGATGTCATATGTACCAACTGGGATTCTGAAATACGTCTCAGCCCAAGAGTTAGCAACGCTGATGTTGTTGTCCACCTCCGCAGTCGCAAGTAATGAACCCGAAAGGTTCAGCCCTGAGTAAGCCTTGATGGTGTAGTGGTCCGCAGCGAATCTGTCATTTGCGATGAAGTAGAGATGATGCGACTGCCCTGTGTTTATCTTCTGAACTCGTGGCGATGCGGTTAGGAACTTCTTCGTGGTAGAGTAGGTGTTAATCAGGTAGTCGTTGTAGTCAAATCCGAGCCAATTGGTCAACACCAGCCCACCGTTCCACACGCTCTTGATGTTGGTCACGAATAGGTCGCCTGGTTGGTACACCCCTTGCGCATCTTTATCCTCCTCTTGAATTGCTAAGAAGTATTCCTTATGGATTTGATTCGCCACATAAAATCCGTTATGGTTCGCCCCGAAGATGTCCACCTGACCGTTGATGTAACTCTGAAGGAACCTTGAAGGGTCGAAGAACGCCCTATCCGTGTAAACGGTTGAACCACTTACGCCTCTCGTTGGGTAAACCCTTACCGTTGCAATCGCTGGGTCTGTCGGATACGTTATAGGCAGCACCGATATTCTGAAACGCATGGTCGGTGTGTAGTTCGTGGTCTTAATCACATAGGCGTTGTCATTGTACGCCAACCCGAACTGCTCGGGTTCTCCATTTTGAGTGAGGAATATAGCCATTATCCTTCGATGAATTTCTTTAGTGTGTCAATGGTCAGAAGTAGGTCACCTTCAACCGCATCCGCAATGGCTGGGTATAGGTCAGGTGTTACGCTGTCGAGTGCTGGGTCAATCCAATGCTTTGCCGTTACGCCCTTTCTATAATGTGACCGAGCGATGACGAATGCCAACGACTTACGTTTCTTGTCGTCCATTGCCTTGTCAGCTCCGAACTTAGACCTTACGTTCGGGTATTTCAACCATTCAAATAACGCGCTCGATGGCGTCCACTTTCCCGCTGGTCTGCCCTCGTCCAAATTGAAGCCATAATCAAGCATCGAAATCTGCATCCGATAGACCTGCCCGAACAACTTCACCTTCGGTTGTTTGGACACGCCAAGCGATTTTCCAAGTTTACCCGAAGCAACGTGACCTTGAGCCTCTCCGCCACCTTGAGTAGAACCGCCAGCCAATGACGTACCAAGTGCATCGGCGTACCTCTTTTGGAACTGGTTCAGAACATCAATCAACTTATCTAACGCCATTCTTCTTTTGATTATGATAGTCGTTCAGTTGCTTTGCCTTTTGAAAGGAGATGAGGTTCAGAAACTCCCGTAACGGAAGCCCAAAGAAGTAACCCCATTTGGTCGCATCGTTGTTCGATAGGTTGTTCACAAGGTCTAACCATCCGTATTTTGTTTGATACGTGCTAACCGTTTCTCCGCCTGTCGTTTGATTCTCATCGCTGATTTCACCGAAGATTCCAATATACGTTCGACGGATTTGAGATAACTGGTGAAAAAAAAAGCGGACAGCGGATGCACCATGTCCATTGTAGCCGAGAGCATTTCCTTCGCTACCTCTTGGTGCTTGTCAGGTTGATACTTGCCACGTTTCCACCCGTACCACGTCCGAACTCTTGGCACGCAGAAGATAGCCATCACCTCGTGAAGTTGCTTGATGGTGTTTTCGCTTTTTAGGATGTGCATCAGCGTGATGTATTGCCCACCGTTCAACTTGTACACGTCTGTGATTACATCGTATGGTTTGCCGTTCACTTTGATAACCTTCTGAACTTCACCACGAATCGGGGTCTTTAGGAAGTCAAGGACTTTGAGAACATTGGCGTAACTCTTCAGACTCAACGATTGGATTCGGTCTATGTCCTCACCCGACAATATGGAGATGAGTGCCACGTTGGTAGAGTAGTCATCTGCCTTTGCATCGAAGATTTCTTGAATGGCTTGGAACTGCGCGATGCTCACCTCGTTCCAGTCTGCTGGTAATGATATGGTCATTTGAATGATTCTACTTTTCTGATTGCCCACTCGATGCCCTCATCGCCTCCCCATGCTAACCACATCAACCTTCCGCAACCTTCGCCCAGTTTACGGTTGGAGTTACGCTTGTGGCGAATGAATGCCGCCATCCTTTCGATGGTTTCAACAGACAACGGTTCACCCTTTGCCAGTTGGTTTGCCCTTGCCTTTCCTACGGCAGTTCCGCAACCTCCCCATCCGTATTTGTCCGCCCAGTTAAGAGCGGCTTTGGCGTTCTCGCTTGCGGCTTTCGGATAGTCAGCGTAAGCCTCTTGCATCCGCCATATTTTGTTCAGTCTTTCAAGCATCTCAATAATAAATAGCAGTTTTGTGTTTTTGTGTCTATCTGATAGTGTACACCCCAGCATTGGCTTTCAGTTTCTCCATCGCCACGTACCTCAGAGCATCAAGAGCGTGGTTGTTGTCGTCCTCAGGTTCGTTGGTTACTTGGTTGGTCTTGTAGTCCCTCTTCCAAGCGTAGTTACGGAGTTCGCGGATAACGTTAACCGAGTCTTGATGTACCATTATTTGAACGCTCTTGAGTTTGTCAATTCCTGACCTTACGCTGTCCTGACCTTTGGCAACCGGTCGGATTCTGAACCCTGCTCTTCTTAGTTCCTCGATGCTCTTTGGTTCTGCACTATCTGCTATGATTTCGTCCGACCTTTGCAGCCCGCAACGTTGGGCAATGTCCGAGTTGGTCAGCCCTGACTGGTAGAGGATTTCGCGCACCCACAGTTTGCCTTCTTGATAAACCACCTCCACCAATGCAGTCGGGTCGTTGGTAAACCCGAAGTCCAATCCGTAGGCTTTCCACTTGTAGCCGGTCGGGAAGTCTTTGGTTTCTTGCCAATTCTCGTAGATAGCACCTTCACGCCTTGACCGTTGCCCTAATCCATAGACCTTCCACTTGTATTCGTCTGCCGTTCCGCGCGATACATTGAATGGAGTAGGTTCGTAACTGTTTATCTTGTCGCGGATGTGCTGGTCTAAGAAGTTGTTGTCCAACATCGTGGAATGAATCAGCACCACATCGTCCCGTTTGAGAACGTTATCATAAATCCAATGCTCATCTGTTGATGGGTTGTAATCGAGAATCCATTTCCCTTTGCATCTCTGCTCCAGTTGGTCGAAGTCATCCTTTGACGTTTCGATGGCTTCGTTGAGCCAAAAGTAATCTGTTTCGATACCATGCAGCTTCTGCGAATCGTCAAGTCCATAGAACTCAAATGTAGAGCCGTGAGCGGAGTAGATTAAATCGGTCTTGTTAAACGCCTCATCCTCCCATACCTCAAGGCTTTGGAGTACTTTCTTGAAGGTGTCCAGCACCGTTGGCTTAATCCACGTGCGCCTGAATCTCGCAATTGCGATTCTCTTCGGTTCTTGTAATCCTGTAAGGTAGATGGATTGGCAGATGCTCCACGTCTTGGAGGAACGTGAGCCACCCTCAAGCACAATT